CGATGAGAATTAAGGCTATTACTATTAGAATGACAATAAATGTTTCAGATTTGGTCAGCATTTTTTGGCGCTCCACTTTTCATCACTCACATGATAAGCAAAGCGTACAATTAATAACATAAAAGTTACAAAATAATTATTGGAAGTTACAAAGAGGAAGATTTGAACAAAATCTTCTTTGAAGAATAGCTCTTTACTTAAGTATTTAAATATTTCTAAGCAACTCAACAAAAAACTTCACTAGAAAAGCATTCTTACGTAAACCTTAATTCTCATAACTCTAGTCTTGAATATCTTACATATCCCGACATAGCCACTACACTAGCGTTTGGAATCATTCTCTACACTGAATTTAAGTTTTAGAAACCTAGAGGAAATTCAGATGGAAAAGTATTCAAAGATTCTAATCCTAGCCTTAATGGGGTTTACTGGTACCGCAGCTATTGCATCAGAACCACCTATAGAAGCCACTGCTGCTGCAGAAGCACAACAAGTGGCTCTAGAATATGGAGATGGTAAAGACCAGAAATCAGAATCATCTGATGAATAAAATAAAGCCCTCGTTTGAGGGCTTTTATTTATCCGGCTTACTAATTCCAGCGTTTCTCACATGTCGCTTTCCAAGACAATTCAAATGTATTTTGCTCTACCCAGCCTTCAATTAAAGCGATATTTTTATCAACTACTATAAAACGCTTATATCCACTTTGCTTATTAGGTTCTTGCATATAGTTCACTTCTCCACAATCCCCGACTTGATTGCGAAACTTAGCTGAATCAGGATTAGGAATAAATTTTTTAGTGGCTTCTTTTGCAAATTCAAGCTGTTCCTTTTTGCTTGTTTCTAAATCAAGATGCTGACCACTAGATTCCTTGTGTCCACACCCAGCTAAAATCACAATAAAAAAGAATAAGCTTAAATTTTTCATAATATCCCCATGTATTAAGGGCGACACTTTACATTAATTTTCAATCTTATTTAAAGCCTCGGGAGAGTGGATTTGTAAAGTTATGTTTTACTATTTTAAGTCTTTTTAAAATTGACCCTATATAGCCAGGTGGAACTTCCACTTATCAAAAAACCGCCCTAAAGGCGGTTCTTAGCTTACTAACTTACTGACATACAAGATAAATAAAAGTAGAAATAATTATTACGGCGAGGATGGAGACAAATATTTCTATTTTAGTCATAGCAGTTTTATTCTCAACGTTAACTGAATATCTTTTATAGCCCTATTGAGCGCTAATTAAACTAACAAAATATTACAAAACGATGAAGTATTAAAAAATTACCTTAAAGGTATTTTCTATTACTGACAGTGCCTGGTACCGGTTTTAGTTTCATTGTGAAAACCATTCTTATCAGTTCTTCCACCATGCGCAAAAGCTATTGTTGCAAAGCAAGCTACCAAGATCAGCAATATCAATTTTTCATAATTGTTTCTGCTTTTTTATTGTTTAGAAGAGTTTTTATAACTTACTTTAAAAAGTTTTTAAACTAAAGCTAAAGCAAACCTCCCTAAGGAAGTTTGCTTTAAAGGCTTGTGTGTAAGTTATTTGAGAGTCCAATTACAGCTTTGTCCAATTATGTAAACAACCACAATCGCAGCAAAAATCAATAATGCAATCAAAAAAGCTTCTACTTTAGTAGGCATGCTAATTTCTCGAAATATCCAACACGCCGATCATATATATAAAATATAAATTATGATATTAAATAAGGATAAATATCCTTAAATATGAATAAAATAATTTTTATAAATAGTCAATTTCTATATTTAAACAGGCACAAAAAAAGACGCTAATGCGCCGTGGATTTCTTTGTGCCTGTATGGTTTATGGGTTTATGCAGCTACGCTAAAACGCTCAATATGACCAAATACACTTAGCTCTTCATCATTAGCTTTAGAGATATCTGCCAGTGCTTCACCTTCAATTGAATAAGATCCGAAGTCCTCATGAATTAGATCAAATTCAGTGTCTGGTGAAAATTCGACGCGCCATAAAGTTAAGATCACCTTATCACCTGTAACAGTATCAATGCCTTTAAACAGCAAGCGATATTCATTACCTAGGTTTGTTGCAATTGTCGTACGTGTCTTAGCACCAGACTTGGCTGAAAACTTAACTGGACCAGTTACAGCTTCGTTAAAAATTACGGTGCCATAAACTGAATCAAGCAAATATTTGTCTGCCTCAATAGCAGCGTCCGAACTATCCTTAAAAGCCACTTCGCTTAAATTGCGATGGCCCAGATCGATCATGGCACCAATCTGTACTGTACCTAAATCGATATCAGTCAGCTGAGTTTCAGGGATTTCGATTGATTTGCCACTTAGGACCATTGCTAAGTTTTGCTTTGTTACTTCTTCAAGCGTACCAGAGATAGCCACTGCAGTTTGTTTGCGTAGTACCGCATCCTTAGCACGAAGGCCGGTTTTGCTTTCATAGTGATCCGTTGATTCACTAGAAATAGCAATTTGCAATTCCGGTGTATTACCTACAGGCAATAATGCGGAAGGTACACTATTAACCATCTTCGCCAAATGAAGCTCACCTTGAAGCGAGATTAAATCTGATTTAGCCATTACTTTTCATCCCCTGTAGTTTTCTTGGCTGGAGCAGCTTTAGGTTCAGGTAGTTCCTGAATTACACCATCTGCAAGTAATTTTTTGATTTGTGCATCACTCAGCCCACCGACCACATCGCCCTTTTGAAAGCGACCTACAGGCTGTAATGCTTTGTATTGTTTTGCCATGACTGGCTCCTAAATGAATTTTTGTGATTCAAAAATAATCGTGATGTATGCAAATCCTGGGCTATAACCATCCCGAACCGAAATCATTTCTAGTGCCGTTCGTGATGCCTGAGGCTGCCAGCCGGAAAGCAATTGAATTACCTTCTCAGTTAAAAGACCAGCTTCATCACTCACCACTCGGCCATCAGTCATCTGAGATTGAGCATTTCGACATGCAACCGTAACCGCCCATTGCTGACCGATCTGATTGATACTTCCGCGACCTGCGCTGGCTTTCTTGTCAATACGGACAAAATTGACATGCGCAGATGGCGTGACTTGTGACATCTCGGTGACCTTAACCGAATTCAACGGCGTGTAGATCTTTAGAAGTTCTGGAATTTCTTTCAGCTTTTCTGCAATCTCGTCACGTACTGCGAAGAATGTCATCTATAAAACTCCCGACAATATCTAAAACCATGGCTTCATCTTCAGTATCAATACCAAGCTGAGTCCGAGGTGGAATAATGGATTGCTTAACTTTCCGATATTGACCACCCACTGCAAAAGTAATGTATTGGCCATTCTTAGGTAGGATTGTTGCGCCGTAATGCAGATGCGGTGCGTACGCAACATCAGTGCCCACTTCCACACCACTTGAAAGTACATTGTGTGTGTAGGAATTCATTAGACGGCCAGTATCACGCAGCGTCTCGCCACCTTGCATGCGTGCACGCCATGAAATCTTCCACGGGTTACCATCCACACCAGTGCCGGTTAAGAATCGATGCTGCACACTATCCACAAGTCCAGCACCAATCTCATCAAACAGCTGGTTCTTTAATGATTCAAAGTTACCTAATTGCTTAAGCACTGCTTCAATCGGTGAACTATCAGCTTGAATGATTATTGCAAAAGCCATAAGCACCTCACTTCAAGCTGGGCATCTGGTCCAGGATAGAATCTCCAAATACACCACCGGTATATGAAGTCCCGACTGGTGCTGTTGAAGGTCGTCCTTTAGGTTGGTCATCCACGACCTGGTTTGTTTCAGGTAACTGAATCTGCAAATGTGCTTTGTTATCAGCCACACGCTTTAAGAATGCAATTGCATCTTCATAGCGTTTTCGCACCTCATCGGTTGGCTGCTCAAAATGAAGGCGGTAGCGTGCAATATCACACGCCATACGCTTTAAATTACTCGGCACATTGGGAAGCGGTAAAGGATAACGACCACCGATATGACCGTTAATCTCCTCCATTGCATCCTGGATTGCATCATTAATTGCTTGAGAACCTTTTGCTGCATCTTCATACATCAATTTCAGGTTCTCAATTGAAGCCCCAAATCGTGCGACCAAATCTGCTTCAGTCGCATACATAGATCACCTACTTGGTTTCGTCAGCAGGTTTTGAGTCTGCTTTAGGTTTTGCAGCAGACTTCACCTTTTCCAGTTCAGCCACCTTGGCTTTGAGCTCAGCAATTTCTTGCTCGGCTTTAGCCTTGTCGGCAGTCACTGTCTGATTGGCTTTAGTTAAGGCTTCATTGGCTGCTGTTAGTTCAGCATTAGCCTTTTCCAGTTCAGCCAAGCGTGCACCTGTGCCATCCGCTTTGGGCTCTTCTTTGGCTTTCGCCTCTTCAATAGCCCCAGATGCTAAAAGGGCCTGAAGTTGTTTAGCTTCAAGCCCCTCAATTTCCTGACCTGGACGGAAGTGTCCGATCGATTGTTTTGCAATGTACTTTGGCATTTTGATCTCCTTATACAAATCCACGTCCACCGACTAAACCGTTCTTGTTATTAGGAACAGCAAGTGGAGATGATTCAGCTAGTAGTTGAATGCTTGAAGGATTCTTTTCCTGCCATTGGCTTAAATAGAATTCTAGAGCTTGACCAAATGCTTCGACGTTTTGCAATGCACAGTGAGCAATCCAACCATTAGCATCAGAAACCAGCCCAAAGAAATCTTCTGGAATGAAACGCTCAACACTTCCATTCATGCTGTGTTTAGCATCATAGGTCCAGATTTCTAGGTTATCGATGGTACCGCGGAATTGGGGTTTATCAGATTGATCAAAGGTTGGAGTAAGTGGAACACTCACACCCGCATATGGAGCAATGAACTTTTCCTTAAACTCAGGATCTTTAATCAGCGTGTTATACACTTTTGACGTAGTTAAGGCCATGATTGGTGATGTACCAGCATG